CATTTTACTGTAACATGTATTGCTACATACGAATCAGAATTACCCATACCAAAGGATATAGCAAATGATAAAAATGCAGTTCTTGCGTATATACATGAAAATTTAGAGAATGCGTGTATAGCTGATTTGCAGTGGTCTAATGATCTTGATCCAGATGAAGCAGTAATATTGGATGACATCAAGAATATAGATATGGAAACTAATATGTTTAGGGTGTATCACAGAAGTAAAACACATCCGCAATGGAAACCATGCTTATCAGAATCATTTACTACATTGAATGATGCATTAAAATACAAAGAAGAATGTGAGTCATGGAAATCATGCGATGTTCATGGAAATTTATTTGAATATAAAGTTGTAGAAATGCAATAAATGGATATTTCTTATAGAAAGGAAAATGGTGATAAGCATGAAAAAAGTAAAAGTAACAATGACTGTTGTATTAAATGATGAAACAGACGTAGAAGAAATTAAAAAGTGGGAGCATCACATTGACTATGCGATTGATATGGATAGTTATCCAGAGATTGATCATATTGAGAATGTGAAAGTTGAAGAACAGTAAATGCGTGTTTCTTATGGAAAGGAAAGGTAAGATATGAGTAGAAAGTATGATATTAGAATTTGTAAATGTGGACGGATTCATGCTATCCCAAATGAGAGGATTGAAAAGGCATTAGATGCTGATAAAAACTTTCTTCTTATTTGTGCAGCATGTGGAAATGCAACTCTGATTGGTGCAGATATCGCTCCTGATTGGGACGATCCATCAAAAGATTGTTATGAAATGTATTCGAGAGATTTTTCTTCATACAAAGATAGAGTAATTAATACAGATACATTTAAGGAAAATGAGAAAGAAAAGGCAGTAGAAGAAATTCTTTACAGTCACGGAATTAAAGTTCCTATGAAAACAGGTCAGTATGCAACAGACTACTTTAACGGCAGATTTTCTGATAGATGGTATCCTGATTTTTATAAAATTCAGAGAACGGATATTACAGTAAAGGAAATTATGAACTTTATTGATGAATACACACACGACAGAACTACAGTAAATATGAATAGATTCATCAATGAAACGCCTGATGATGTGCTTGACGAGTTATCCAATTATCTGATTGATGGGTTAGATTGGAAGGGAACTAAATTTGAGAAAGAGTGGCACAAGTAAGAAATTCGCATTTCAAAGGCAGATTGGAGGAAGCATTATGAGATTTTGGCGAGAAAACAATGATACATTAAACAAAAGAGAGACGGCGATTTTGTCAGCGTGGAATAAAATTTCAGAATATGTAAAAGAAAATTATACAGGAGTATTTACTAATGGTGTATTTTTTGAATGGAAACACGAAGTATATTACAAAATTGCATTTGGTGTAACAAAAGATGGAGTTGCATATATTGCAAAGGGAAGTCATGGTTGGGCATATGATGATTATATTTTCCATCCAAATCATGAACCTCCATATTTTAAGAATGCTGTTATAGGTAATGCTGAAGAGGTTATACAGGACTGGCAGAAAATAAAAGGAATATTGGAAAGTAAGGCTAATCAAGAAAAGAATCTGTACAGCTTTACAGTATGAAGAAACTAAGATTTCATGATATGGAAGGAGAAAGAACATATGATTGAAAAAGGAACGGAATTTTTACCATATTATATACAAATGATTATTAATTATAGTGGTGGAATTGGATTTGAAAATTATAGGGAACGGAGTGATGGAAATGAGTAGATATACATGTGAAAAGACAAAGGATGAAATCCTTGATATTATTGCGGATGAGTTTGATAAAATAAACAAAGATTATGACAATGCAATGCAGAATGATAATGAAAAACTCAAGGAACGGAATCAGGGTAGATATGTGGCAATGTTTGATTTGCTGCATAGATTAGAGATTTATGAAAAGTAAATAGTAATCGCAAAGGCAGTTAGGAGAATAAATACCTAGCTGCCTATTTTATTATAAGGAGGAAACGATTATGTATGATTTCACAAAAAATGAAATGGAAATGATTAAAGATAATTTACGGGCATTTATTGCAAACTTTGGTTATCCACGGATTACAAGAGGAGACGATGGAGAGAGTTTCTATGTATTTACTGATGATTCAGATTCATGGAGACAGTATTGTTACAACATTGATTATCTGAATGGTTGGCTATATGGATGTGTTCAGACAGCTTGTGGAAATCCAAAGCGAGATGAAGAAATGCGTACAATGTGTGATAATGCAGGATTCAGAGAAAGATATGCAATTATGCATGGTGAAAGAAAAACAAAAAATATCAACGGTCATAAATGTTATGTATTCACATATTCAGAAGAGGATGAATATCAAGATGCAAACGGAGCTTTATATGACACAGTTACAAAAAGTTGGATTAATTAGAAAGGCAGGTTGATATATATGGGCAACTTGAAAAAATTCGTAGGAGATTATGCGTATTCTTATATAAAAAACATCGCAGTAGATCAAGAGAAACTTCGCAAAGCATTAGTAACGCCACAGAATGCAAGGAATGTGTTTTCTGATTTAGATGAGTTCCAGATAAAGTCTATCTGTGCTGAAATAAGTGCAAATGATACCTTTGGAACAATAAGGAAAACTACGCAGGAAGAAATCATTGAAGATTTTAAGAAGGCTGGATATGACACTGTAATTTTTGATGATGAAGAGAAAATAGCAGAATGCAAAAAATATTATGCATCAGGAGAAGTAATTTGTACTTATAATAATCTTTCTGGTCGTATGAGTCAGTATCATATGCTGGTTGCAATTAAGAAAGATATTGACAAAATACAGAGAAGTAAAACCCCACAAAGGGAAGATGAATATGGAACTTCTATTCTTAATATTCAGATAGCAAAAAACGGAAGCCATATATCTATTAAAAATCGCTATAATCACACTGTAAGCGAATGCGATAGTACACTTAATAATAATCTGGATTTGTTAGTTCCTGGATTACAGGCAAAGGTGCTTGGATATTATAACATAGCTTCTCTTAATAAGAATAAAAATTATTACAAAAACATCGTTAATATAAACGGAGTTTATCTAAAATATGTCACGGAAGTTGAGAATGTGTATTTTGGCAACTTTGTTCTTGATAGTAAAAACGGAGTAAGATTTGCAGACAACGGAAGATATTATGTGTGTACTGATCATGATAATCTTTGTGTTCTTGATTTTCATGATAAAAAAGTAATCAAACTTTTCGATGAAAGAAATCAAATTAGTAAAGGAACTTTATTGACAAGAGCAATGAAAGAGAATTTGTTATATAGCGGTAATAAAGAATGTATAAATGAACTTAATATTGTTTTTAATAATGCTTTGAAAGAACTATTGCAGTGCAGAAGAAAGGCTTTACAATTCCTCGCTTGTTGTTATGGTTACGATTTTCAAAAGCCATTCAAGGTAACTGGTCTACTTGGAAAATTTACAGCTAATAGTATTAAAAAGATGACAGGAAGTTATGACGGAATATTGTTGGTTTGTAAAGGAACAGAGGTTCGTTGTGTTGAATTAAACAGAGGAGTTTTTGAAGTAGAAATACCAAGAGATAAATATAAATATTCAATTGCTGAATATTGTAGAAAATGTGACTTTGAGGAAGATAGAAAAAGCGGAAGACTTGGAGTGTTTATCATTCAGCAAGATGCAAAATATCAAAGGAAAATAAAAAGAACTTCTAGTTCTTACTATTATTGTAGTAATAGCAATTCAGATAAATTTGATAAAAGTGGTTGCAATATCACAGAAACAAGACAGGCGTTAAAATATCGTCTCAATAAATACAAAGCAGATAAGCGAAAAAGAGAGGTTGATTCGATTAGTTATGAAGCAGATCTGAAAGAGATTAAGGAAATGTTTCAGACATTAAAAGAAAAGCTTCTTGTTAAGTTAAGCGAAGCAAAAACTAGCGAAGATTATAAAAATATTGAGAACATATTTGATTATCGTTTTGTATGGGTGGTAAGCAATATAGAGAAATTCGAGAATAAAGTTACCCAAAATAAATTTAGCACTGTAAAAGAGGCAACTGATAGTATTAAAAGTTTAAAAGAACAAATTGAAATTAAAATAAGAAAGATAAATGGGAAAGAGGAGGAATATTGATATGTTGAAAATTGAAATTAAAACAGGTGGTGCAGCATTTTGTGATCCGTTTACAGGTGAGCCAAGCGAATTTGATGAAGCTATTGAATGTAAAAGACTTCTTGAAGATATTTGCAGAAAACTTGAAGATGGTGTAACAAGCGGAAATATCATTGACATAAACGGAAATAAAGTTGGTCAATGGAGTAGATAGGAGCGTGATTATATGGCATATTACAGTAGTCCACGAAAGTATGAAAACGCAACAGGTAAAAGATTTACAACAAATTGTAGTTGTATTCATGTAACAGGTAGTGTTAGAGGTATGGTAAAGTTAGGATTTTGGAGTAAATATAGCGACAAGGTAAGACATGGAAACTGGATTTATCAGCAACCATAGAAAGGATGATTATATGGCACAACAAATATATTACTTGCATAGCTGCAATGAATGGAAAGAATATTCTGGTATGAGTCTTTTATTCATTGGCACATCACAACAGAAGTTAAAGATGAAAATCTCGAAAGAGATTGAAGAAGGCAATATGGAATATAAACCTGTTACTACAAGATACGATTATGTTGATGGAGAATTTAAACTGGTCGATAAAGAAAATACCCCAAAAGAACAGGCAAAACTATTCAGACAGGATTGGGAAACAGAAACAAGAGACAATATTAATTCTGAATTAAAATATGGAGATTTTGGTTATACATATAATAATGAAGAAATGTAGTCAAAGGAAATTGTAATTTACAGTGAAATTTTAGAAAGGTAAAAGGTGATAATTATGGAAGATACAAAGAAAACAAAAAGATTACATATTAGTATGGCTTATACATTTGTTGGAGATACAGGTATTGATATTCCTGTAGAATTATTAGAAGGTAAAACGGAAGAAGAACAGTATGATATTGCATTTGCTTATGCACAAGATCATATTGATGAAATTCCAGTTGCAGATAACGCAGAATATATTTCTTACTCTGATAATTTTGAAAGAGAAGATATTGATTTTGAAGATAACGAACAGTAATACAGAGAATAATAAGGCAGACGCAAACAAATGTGTCTGTCTTATTTATTAAGAAGGAGAATGCGAAATGAAAATCAGAGGTGATGAAGTGTTATGGCTATCTGAAAAAGGAAATGTAGCTGTAACATATGCACAATTTGATCTTGGTGAAAAATACAAAATATTCCACAAAGTAAAATATGGAGATAATTCTGTATGGGAATACAACATTGGATTTGGAACGCAAAGCGAAGCAACAAGGTATGCAGAACGGATTTCAGATATAGAGATTGAGAGGTAAGCGAAATGATTGAGTTAAAAGATTTGCTAGAAAAAAATGAAACAATTGTGACATTTCATCTTTGCAATGAATATTGGTCACGGAATGCAATCACAGTAAAAGGGAGTACTGATATTTCTGGTGCATTAGAAATGACATTACATAGAATACTTGAAGCTGGTGGAACAGAAAATGATGTAAAGCGAATTATGGGTGCAGAAATTCCAACAGAAGACGAACTTAAAGAACTTGAAGAGTTTGATGAATTTAGCTGGATAGACTTAGGTTATGTATTACCTGGTTTGATTGATTTATGGGAAGAAAGTGAGGTTGATTGATATGGTAGAAATCAAAATAGATAACACGGGCGATGGAACATGGTGGCTGTACAATAGCAATCAAGGCTGGAAAGATTATTGTGGTTGTGAAAACTTTGATGAACAGGTTGTTCTTACAGGTAATAGAGATTTTACAAGCTGTACTGAGGCAGAATGGTATCAGAAAGCAAAAGAAATCTTGGATGATATTGATTGCTACGACGAATATCCAACGGATGTATCTGATGAAGTAAATGCAAAATTAAAGGAAATGTATGATAAATGCAGATGTATAGAAGATATTCTTGTTGATGTAATCAGACTTCTTTATCCAGAAGACACCTTTAAAACTGGAACAATTAGAGGATACAGTCAGGGCGATTGGCAAGATTACATTGTCATGGGAGATGTGGATACAGATTTGCTTGAAGCAATGTATTTTGGAAAGATTTCTGATATTACCGTAACAACGGACGAAGAAGAATTTGGAGATGTAATCACTCATGATGAACTGTGGAGGGCAGAAAGAGAAGAGGGATTAAAAGAATTTTTCAGAAATCATTACGAACTTGATAAGGATGAAGAAATTCATATCTTACAGGCAGACGGATATAAGCAGGTAGTTGATTGGAAAGCAGTTGGATAAAACCAAAGGAAAGAACTGTTTATTTAGAAAGTGAGGTAGTAAATATGACATATTATGAAACAAAAATCGGAAAAATAATCGAGGAGGAATTTGATTCACGAATGGGAAATGCAGTTATTTCCTATATAATGGATGAAGGAATTGAAAACGTAAAAGAGATTACCGATGATCAGATTGAAGAACTCGAAGGTAATGGACTCATGACACAGGATTTTGTTCAGTCATTAGTAAGGTGTGCAAGACGGATATGCAATGAGTGTGAATTGATTGAGTTGATTGAGTTCATTCGATTACACTTGTGGTGTACTCCAACAGTACATGACGTATATTTATATAGAGAAGATTTGACAGATGATTCGTTCGCAGAACTGCTTGACAATCTCGAACTTGATGAAAGTGAAGTCGGTGAGGAAATTAAATTATTTGCAGTTGTTGATAAGGATTGTTTAAAGGAGTGATTAGTATGATGACAAGAGAACGGTTTGTAGAGACAAACTGGAAAATGAGTTATGAGGAATATCAAAAATGCGATTGTACTGAATGCAAAAAAGAAGAGTGTCCGCATAGAGGAGCATATAGAAGAGTACCTGAAATTGATGGTGGACTTGGTTTATGTCCTAATCTGAATGGAGAGTGATGAAAATGTACAAAGTATATCAATTAACGGATGAAGAGAAAAATAAAATTGTACGACTTCGTTGGGATGGAGATACACATTACTATGATGTATTTGAATCACAAGAAGAGTGCGATGAAGAGCAGAAAAGACTAGATAAAATTGAAGCAGAATATAAAAAACAGAAAGCTGATTATTTAAAAAATTGTAAGGGAGAGTGATTGAAATGTTCAAATATATTATCAGTTATGATGGCGGTCAGTTAAGAGATAGTGGAGATTTTGAATGGGGATTATTTGATTCCTATGGTGAAGCAGAAGAAGCTGCCAATGATGCAAAAGAAGAATATATGAATGATTGGGACATTGAAGGCAGTAAATATGATCCTGATGATTTCTGTATTGAGATTGTGGAGGTGTGAAATGGAAGCTGTCGAAACAATGATATTAAAAGATGATGCAGAAAAGCAAATTGTATTAAATCGAGGACTTTTAATAAAAACATTTAGTGTAAGTGTTTATAATAAAAAGACAAGAAAAGAAAGGGTTTATAGAAATAAGAGAATAATGTACAAATTGATAAAGGAATGTATATAGAGAGGATTTAATTATGCAATATAAAAATAGATACACAGATAAAGCAAAACAGAATGCATATATGAATGCTTGTGATTGTCTATATTTTGGATTTGGAAAGATTTTTTGGAATGATTGTGGATGTAATGATGATTCAGTATGGGATCAAGCAATGAGAGATATGCAGGATTTGTAAGGGAGAATAAATGAATAGCGATAGTTAAAGCAGAGATTTAATTATCTCTGCTTTTTCTAAATACATATAAAGGAGGGAAGTTAGTATGAAACCATATCAGAAATACGGTGACTTTTATGTTCCAGGTGAAGACATCAAGTTTCCAACATAAGATGAAGCTTTGGAATACATAAGAGAGAACTACTAACAATGAGAGGCATCGGCTGTGACAGCAGCCGTGTAAGTCCTCAACTCCTTATATGAAGTATAACATAAAATGAAATGGAGAGCTATTAAAACATGGAGATTTTGGACAAGAAACGGAGTGATGAAAATGAAGAGAACACCAAAAATAATTAAGCAGCAAACGGAAGAATGGTTAGATGAACGGTGGACGATTGCAAATATGAAAGATGTAAGACCGCAAGACATGAGTTATTACATGGGAGCTTTGAAGGCTCTTGAGTTTGCAGGGTATGAATGGAAACGTGATGCAGATGGTAAGCATACATTATTTAAGTAGATTGGAGACAAATGAAGACGAAGAATATAATAAAATGTCCTGAGAAATGCAAAAATTGTGAATATAGAAAAAATATTGACTATATCAGACCATATAATTTTTGCAAAAAATTAAATGTATCTTTTTCAGGTGATGAACCAAAATCATTTTTTAAATGTAGATAAAGTATAAGCACAGTAAATAGCAATTTCAAACGGAAAGGATGGTTGATTTATATGTGCAACGAACTAAAAAAAGTTATTAAAAATGCAATAATCACCGCTACAAAGGTAGACGGATATAGTCAAGTTATTATTATGGAAAACGATGGTAGTTATGGTTATACAAGAAAATATGAAGGTTGCTGCCCTGAATGGCTAGGAAAAATCATTGGAGAAGTAGTTACGTTTTGGGAAAATGGAATTTTAAAAGCAAAATATGTTGGCAAGTAAACAAGAGTTTCTTTGGAAGAATGGAGGAAAAATAATGGAAAAAGCATTTAATGAATTATATAAAAAATACGGATTTAACAATCCGAATAAATCAAGGGATGATTTATCAGAAGATGAAGAACGCAATTTTATCAAGGATTGCTTTGATACATATGAACATATCGGATTTGCAGATACATTTGGAACTCCATATACAGGAGAAAAGAAGTACGCAGGTATGAAATTCACGGTACTTGGTAGAGTAAAAGAGATTACGGAAGACAAAGAAAATGGCGCTGATTTGGAGTGTTTACCTATGTGGAATATCCAACTTGAAAACGGAGATATAATGGCTGCATATCCAGAAGAAATATGTTTAGCTGAAAGAAAATGAAATGAGGATTTACAAGGAAGTGAGGTAGATAAAATGACAAGCTATGAACAATTAAAAAATATCCAAGAACAACTTACATCATTATCAGACAGTCTTGGAAATATGTATGGTGCAATGAGGAACGAATGTATGAAAGAAATTGTTGACGATAAACAAAAATATGTCACACAGAAAAATGAAATGTATTCTTTGTACGAAAAACTTGAGAGTAATACATCAATGAGAATGACATGGATTAAAAATAAACTTCCTTGGTATATTACAAAATTTTGTAAAATTTCTAGCACAGAAATGGAACTAAGAAGCACAGACATTCTTATTGGCGTGAATATTGGAAAATCCAAGTCAGCTAATTGTTATATTAAAATCACGCCGAAAGATATTGGATGGAAATAAGACATAAAACGATGATTTATTGAGATTATGAAAGGAGGAACAGCTATGGATTCAAGGTTCTTTGAGAGAAAATGCTTTACAACAACATCTGATTGTTTATTGGAATTTATGAAGGAACAAAAAGATGATTCAAGCCTTATATTTAATATGGAAGAAGATACAAAAGAAGTATTCTTATATAGTCCAGCGTTTGATGTTGAATATAATGAGGATGATATTCTGGATTGTGTTGGCAGAGAGTTGGGTGTTGAAATAAATAATCTTTTCGTAGATGGAGATAAATATTGTGCAGCAATTTATTTTACTGTAAGAAAATTAGAACAATGAATCGGCTATTTAGTTAGGAGTGATAATATATGAAAGTAGAAAAAGTATTTTGTATAGAACGGAAATATCCAGAAGACTTTGATAAAGAGATAATTGATTATCTTGTTAATAATTATGGTTGTGATAGAGATATGGCTGACATCAGATTACATAATTGCCTTGCTTTTGGATGGGCTTTATGTGAAAGTCCAAAAGGAATTGTTGGAATGCAGACTAATTATAACAGAAGCGAAATAAAGGTTGGGCAATGAAACTGAAGATTGGAGGTTGATTACATGAACGAAACACAAGAAAAAATATATGGCTTATTGGAAAATTATTTAGAATACTGTAGGACAAATGGATATACAGACTTTGAAGTATGGTGTGAAGATAATATTGATACTATCAATGAGGATGCATTGGTAAAAGATATTTATCAGGAAGTAGAATACATTGCATTACAACTATTTGATTAAAACCACAGTAAACGGAAATTTCCTGATAGATTGGAGAACAAAGCAAGGATGCAATAAACTAATTAAAAGAAAAGAATGGAAAGGAGACATATTATGTTTACATTAAATGATTTATTGGATCAAGTTGATTGTCAAGGAGAAGTTAAAGTTCTTGTGATCGAAGAAGAAACTGGCAGTGTAAGGGAGGTTTTTCATGGAAGCGATTTAAGCCAAGTTCCATATAGTATTGGCTGTAAGGAATTGGTTTATATTTATAGTGGAATAGGAGATGATAGTGATTTTTGTACTTATTATGAAGTAAATGAGTAATTTCAAAATTCACGGCACAATAAAAATATTGATGAAGAGAAAGCGGTTATGTTATAATAAACATGACCGCTTTGTTAATTCACAATAAAAGAAAGGTGGTTATATTATGTTTAATACAATTATTTTATTGCACGGAGATGCAGCATTATCAAAAATGGAAATGAAAAAATTCAAAAAGGGAGACACCGTTATCAATGATTGGGCAAACGCAACGGAAGTCAAAAGATGGAAAATGAGTGAGAAAGATGAAGCTGTTGCAGAGTTGGCGAGTAAAAAATGTACATACAAAAAAGGTATTGAACTCACGTATATTGATGAGTGGGCTTTGGAATATTGTGAGTGTGACGAAGATGGTGAATTCGTAGAAGGTTCTGATTATGATATAGCAGATGAAGAGATAGATGATGAAGAGTG